TCTTCAACGCACCCATGACCTCGAGGACCTTGTTCCCGCCGATCTCCTCGGTGCTGTGCTGGTTTATGACGCGGAGCTCGCGCTCGATTTCCTCAAAAGACTCGACCGCGTGAACGAATCGCCGGAGGGAATCGTCGGTAATGTCGCCGTCCGTCTCCCTGGACCAGTTCCCGTCCTTGTCCACGTTCTGGAAAGTGGCGCCATTTTGTTGCCAACGCTGCTGGCCTTGCATGATCTCGGGGAGCGATTGGCCCATAGGGTAGACCTGTCGAACAAGGGGATGGTCTGGGCGGCCATAGGCAAAAGACACGGTAACAAGCGTGCCCGGGGCGGGGAAACCGAACATGCCCGCCTCGAGACCACACCCAACCGTAACAGGCAAGGGCACGGCCTCATACACCGGGAACTGGTCGTCCTTCTCCATGTCCTCGGTGAGGATTTCCAAGTCTACGGCATAGTGGGGCCGGAACCTTTCGCATGTGTCGCCCTTGGCCGGAGGGTCGGAGACCTTGAGGACACGGGCATACCTGTCGAGGTGCAGTCCTGCCGAGAGCTCGGGGAAGGCCTTGAGGACTATCTTTTTAATCTGTTCGCGCATTTCACCACCATCGTATGGCCGTAGAGTCTTAGGGTTGAGATATATTGGCCGTTGAGCTTCACTCCAGGGCGAAGGGCGGGGATGGCCCCAAGCTCCTTGCTCCCGTCGGTTCGTATGTCCATGAACCACTCCTCGCCGATCTGGACCGGGCGGCTTGCCCACCGGGAGTCTTCCCAGCTTCCAACGAACACGGCTCCATCGCCTTGCTGTTGCCAGATATAGCCCCCTATGCCGAAAATGCTGCCGAGGGTTTCCAGCCCATGGAAACCGTTCCCGAGGGTGTGAAAAAAGGCCGTGCGTTTATCTGCATACGGTTGTGCCGGCACGAGGAATTGGAGCCCTGTTTTCTCAGTGTAGAGGGCTAGGATTTCGCGCAGTGTCGAGTGGCGAAGGCTACAGGGGAGAGGGGCATAGAGAACGCCGGTCAACTCCCTGCAAAAGAGCTTTTGCTGTGCTTTGTCCACGGTCTGGCTCTCTTCCACGTAGCCGGTGAAGAACAGTTGGTTTTTGCTTTGGTTGGAATAGCCAAGGGAGAACTGCACAATGCCGGAAAGGGCGGCCTCTGCCTTGACTGTGAACACGGCCCGCCCTGGAGAGTACAGAGAGAGCGTTATATCCTCGGCCACGATATGGCATTCATTGCCGCCAACGGTCAGGGTCTTTCTCAACTTCATGCCAAGGCCTTGTCCACAATGCTGAGAATCTTCTCAAAGCCTGTCAGAGGGGGCACCACGGCTTCGGCGGTCTGTTTCTTTTCCTCTTCCTCTTTGGCCTTTTCCTCTTCGGTAATATCTTGGATTTTTTCCCCCTCACTGGTCTGCACCAGATTATCAGGCTTCATCTTTCGCTGTTCCACCTTCTCGGCCACAGAATCTCTTTCGGTGAGTTGGAAGGATACGTTCCAAATCTTGAGGGTTTCGGCTTCATTGGCTCGAAAATCACTGAATTGAACTTGCCGCACTCCCATGGCCGAGGCCGTGGCGTTGGCGATGGTGTAGACCTTGAGTTCCTCGTTGTCGCCGATGGCCTCGGCAACGGTGCGGAGGCGGCTCAAGTCCTGCGCATCCTCATATTTGATTTTTAGGGATACGGTCAGTCGCTTTCCCTTGATGCCTTTGGAAACCTTGTCCGTGGAGCTCGTCTCGCCGGAGAGGTCGTCGGTCTTGATTTCCATGTTGGAATTGACCTTGAGGTCATACCCGGGAACGTTGAAAGCTCCGAGTCTCATTATGGGTTTCATAGTCCGAATATCTCCTTGAAAAGGGTTATGGAGTCAGGAGAGCCTACCCAACAAACGGCTGCGGAGAGCTTGTAGGCTCCAGGCGGCAGGGCGTGCCCCAGGATGGCTTCTTTGATCTCGCTGGTGGTTCCTTCCTCGTATAGGCCCATGGCAATTTCGCCCTTCAACATGGCGTTTAATGCGTCCCATGCAGCTTGGCGGGCGTCTATCTGGTCTCGCTTCTTGTTGATCAGCGCGGTTAATTCAGCCTCGGGGGATGTCGTTTCTGCGTGGTAGCCCTCGGCAGTGGCGAGGACTCGGCCAAGCCCCATGTCCAGGGCAGCTGGGGTGCCGTAGTGGGCGGGGGATGATTGCCGCCATCTTGGGGTTATGCCTCCCCCCTCTCGAATGAGTTTCAACTCTTCGAGGGAGGCCAGCCTCACGGCTCGGCGTTGGGCCTCTTCCAGGCCAGTGACAGGGAAAACTTTATTGAAGGCGTCCAGGGCTTCATAAAAGGGGAGGAAGTCCGTTCCGAGGATGAGGATGGAAACCGCACTCAACGGTTGCCCTTGGAGCTCGTCGGTGTGGTCGGTCAGTTTGTCGCACAATCTGCCCACGGCCTCCTGCGGGGTGAGATACGAGTAATCGCCTCGACGGTCCCCCGCAGAATAGTCGAAGGGGTGGACGGTCAATTCCTTGACTTTCCCACTCAAGAGAGCCTTTGCGCGTTCCCTTGCATTGGCCGCTCCTGCTGCTTTCCCGGATTGTGGACTTGTCGAGAGGGGGGCCTTGCCAGCAACGGAGGAAAGGCGGCTAGCACTTGCGCCAGTAGCAGTCTTTGCCGTCTCGTTGCATTCTTGTACGGCCTCCCCGCTGGAACGCAGGGAGGTCGAAGGGGTTGCGGTTATCTTGTCCCAAGACATGGAAGCCTCACTTCGCCAGCAAAGTGGCAAGTTCTTTGCGTAATGCCTGGGCCTGCACTTCGAGGGCGGCCAGCTTGTCTTTGTCTGCCTGGGTGCCGTTACCGTTCTGGATAGCTCGAACCGGTCGCATGGACTCTATGTCGATGTCGTAAAGGTCCCTTTTGATGGCTTCGGTTTTGGCCTCGTTTTCGAGGGCTTTCACCAAGTCTGCATTCAAGGAAAAGGTCCATATCCCCTCAATCTTGCGGGTGTTGGTAGAGTCCGCATACTGCGGATTGCCCTTGAACACTTCAAGGGGGATTTCCTCGGCGTCGGCCTTGAGGAGCCGTTTGATGGACGGGCAATTGTCGTCAACATTAATTACTTGCTTATCGAGAAAAAAGACTCGCATGGTTCCTCCTTATTGATATGCGTGAAGAGTGCCGGTGAGGGATTTCACGTTGATCGTGACAGTATTCGAGTTGGGGATAATGGTTCCGCTGAGTGCGTAACCGTTGTTACCATGGGTCGCACCCATGCAAGAAAAGACGGAATCTGCTGTTCTGACATCGAGTCCGCCGCTGGTGACGTTGATGTGGGCAAGGGTGCCGGAGAATCCGAGGAATATTGGTTTCCCCGGATCTACGCCGGAAAGGGTCCAATTGCCGGTGGAGGTCCGTGTCGAGATGAGTGCGACAGTGCCGTCAAACCCACCGGACCAATTCTTGAGTGTCTTTGGCGACACATACCTCGCCGCGTCAGTCCCCGCGTCAACCTCAGATTGTGTGGCCTGTTCGACCAGCCCCGCTTTGATCGTCGTTGCCTGTCCAGGCTCTCTGGATACAAGCTTGTCAATGGCCGTCTGCACATTGTTAGCGTTTAGCCCGGCAGGCGGTGTTAAACCGATCTGGGCAGCGGTGTGCTGATGTTTTTTGTCAGCATAATTATCGTGAGAGTGGTCTTTCTCCGCGACAGTCCCTCCAAGTACCCCCGCCAGAGCCTTGGGACGGCAGTCGGTAACAACCTTGCCGGTAGTGATTTCTGCAATTTTTTGTCCATAATGGCGGATGTTTGCATTGTCCGTATAGTCGCCGGGGTCGGCGTATACCATTTTGGCAACCGCCACCCGGTCAGAGCCTTGAGGCTGCAAGGATACATCAAGGTAGACTTGGGCAGGCTTGGATGGGGGATTGACTCTATCTTCCTGATTCTGCTCGATACGTATTCCTTCAACGTAGCCCACTCCGGGGAGGAGTCTGAGCTGGCTCCCTCGGTTTATGACTTTAAAACCATCATCAAAGAAGCAGGCCCCGCCGTATATGTCCCTGTTGGACAGCCGCTCGCGCTCATCGATGCCCTTCATACGGGCGGTGAAGTCAATCTGCCAGGTGGCTGCTTCCACCACGATCTGGGTGGTGGCCTGCAGGCCGGTGTACTCCAGCATGAAATTGCGGGTCAGAGTATTGCCCATTTTCGGGTGGGCTGTCTGCCATTTGGACAGAACCGGGATGTGGGCAATGGCAATGACAGTGTCTTCTGCCGAGCTGTAGAGGCCAATCCAGTTGAAGTCGAAGTCGCCGATATCGGAGGTCAACAACAAGGAGTAAACAACCTGGTTAGGGTTGATGTAGCCTTTGTTCTCGTCGGGGATGTTATATTCGAAGACGATATCCCCGGCGTCTGGTTTGCCTGCCGCACGGTCTACAGGGGCGGCGGGGTCTATCCCGTCGATCTTAGCGAGGATGATTTTGTCTATGACGAGAGCGGCTTCCTGATTCTGTTTCTGGGCGATGAGGGCTTCGCCTGCATTGGTAATGGCACTGCTCATGGTTGCTCCTTACAATTTGGCGGATATGACCGCCTGATCGTTGTTAAATTCATGGAGGCGGGGGCCGATGGTCAACGGCGGGACAGACGCGCAGATTACTTGAGAATCATTGTCGAAAGTCTCCACCCGGGTTTGTATGGTGAGGGGGGTGATGATGGTCCATTCATAGCGGCGGCATGTTCTGCCGTAGTGCTGGAGAAGGACGCGCAAAAGGTCTTGGTTTTTGGCCAACTGTGAGTCGGAAATATTTAGGGAAATGATGTCCCAGTCTCGTCCTGGCAAACGTTCCTCGATTTTGACATAGCCGACCCCGAGCCGCATAAAGATGCGCTTGAATCCGGCCACGGAACCCGCGTCCTTGGCGTTGGCATATGCATATTTAACACGTTTGCGATAAAGGAGGAGCGGCTCCCCGTTGAAACGGTCAATGTCTCGTTGCCATGCAATGAGGTCCAGGACCGTCTCTGTGCATGTTTCGGGGTCCATCTGCTGGGCGGGCCATATGGCCCATGCCATGAGCTTGGCAAACCAATTCTGCGCGGCCTTGGCGAGCTTGGTGAGCTCGGGGCCGGACATCCAGAATGAGAGATTCACTTCGGGGGGCGTGGGGGTCTCGGTCATTATGCGGCTCCCATGGTGACGGTCAGGCCGTCATTTTTCAGAATAGGCAGGTCCATGAGGGAAACGATATCCTCGGAGCGGTCGAACTCAACAGAGAGGAGGTCCGGCAATTCGGCGTGTAAATCCTTGTCGAGTTGGGACAAAGAAAAGCGGCTGTGCGGTCGGGTTTTGGTCATGGTGTAGCCGGTATTTTCACGGAAGGCGCAACGAATGCGGTCAGTGACGCCTTTGAGCAGGGCCTCTTCCCGTTCTGCGGAGATGTTGGCGACCGGGTAAACTTTGGCTCCCAGTGCATATCCGGTTTCCGGCATGGGGAAACACCGCATGTCGTCTCCGTGGCCATGGTTGCCAGAGTCCCGCACATGCTGGTTGATTTTGTCCACAAATGCCTGTGGAGGTGCGCCGGTCTCCTGAATGATGTAGCAGTCCGCACAACCGGGGCCTCGAGAGGATGCGTGCTTGAAATAGAGGTTGTCGGTGCGAATTCCGGCAAACTCGGCGATAATGACCTTGTAGGCCGCGTCGTGGTGGTACTGCCCTACGGCAGAGAATTGGTTTTTGCAGCGTAGGCGCAGTTCCTCGTCCTTCTCCTCGTCCGCTCCAGGGGAGGTAAGCCAGTCGGCCACGTTAGTGACGGAGGCAAGTCCCGGAATGGGCTTGGTGAGGATGGAGTAGTACCCCGGGCCGAGGTTGTAAGCTGACCCGGCCTTCTCTGCTACAACAGGTATAGAGGCCGTGAGCTCACCGTCGGGGATGGTCACATCCACGGTGGTGATGACTCGGTAAATCAGGCCGTTAATAGTAGGGCTCTCAATGACCGTTCCCTTGGGGATGAGGAGAGAGCCTGCCGCTGTCAGCTTGGTGAATTTGAGCGCGCCCTCGGCCTTGGTCGCAAGCTTCCTTTTGAGGTCTACACCCCAAGCGTATACGTCGAGCCATGCGCCCTTGGCGTGTTTCAGAAACAGATTGGGAAGGGCCTGCTCTATCAGGAGCTTGACCAAAGCCTTGCACGGCATGGTGACAATGGCCGTAATGAGACGCCAGAAGGGTGACCACTTGGAGTCATTGCTTATCTGGCTCTCCTGTTCCTCGGCGAGTTTGCGCCATTCGGCTTCCATTTCCTGTTCGGTTGTGGGCATTCCGCTTTCGCGGAGCATGTCTTCAAATATCTTCACTTGGTCACTCCCAAATCTAATTGAATCGGCCCGAAATCAACGGTGTCGGCAACGAGGTAGAAAAGCCCGAGAGAGGGCTCGGTGATCTCGCAGGACCCCGGGACAATCCGTTCGTCGCTTTCGACCTCGATGATTATTTTGACCTTGTTCTCGGCCTTCTTCATTTCGTCCCTGTTTGCCACCAGTTCGACCAGAAGACCGGTCTCCATGATCATGTGCAGGATGTCCTGGGCAATGGATGCCCGGTTGTCCACGTATTGGGGGAGGCCGCCGACATCGAGGACAAGGTCGCCGTCCTGGATAAGTAGATCTATGTACTTGGGTTCAGACATGGTTCTAGGTCGCCATGAGCAGGAATTCCTGCACATCTTGGGGTTTCATGGGTTGAGAGGCGTAGATGTTTACCGAATCGACATCGCGCCGGTTGCTGTTGATTTTGGAAACAGAGGAGGTGATGTGCTGGGTGAGGCCCCCCGGGGTGTTAACCCCTGCGCGCGGAGCATCGAGCATGGGAGACGACTTCGGGCCAGTTTTCATTTCATCGGCACCGAACCAAGCCGAGATATTCAGCTTGTCGGAAAGCCAGTCCATGGCCCTGCCAAAAGTGGAAAACCACCCCATGAGCTCCTCAAGGACTTCCACGGTTCCCTGCCCCCATTCTGTGTCGAGAAATGCGGCCTTGAGGTCATCCCACCAGTAAATTACCGCTCCAACTGAGGCGACAAGGGCGGCAAAGCCCATGACCATGACTCCGATGGGGTTGGCGGTCATGGCAGCATTGAGAAGCCACATGACGCCCTTGGCGATGATGCCTTGCTTGGAGAAGAGCCCCATGGTCCACTTGGCGGATATCAGCCCCTTGTTCCAGAGCCATGTGGCACCAGTGGCGAGAGCCGTTTCTCCTGCCGCTGTCTTTGCCAGCCAGCCGTATAGTTTTAGGGGGCCGCTCAAACCAATCAGGGAAAGCTGTGTGATGCCGCCAATGATGGCAAACGAGCCCATGACGGCGGTTAGGCCGAGAACGGCCATAGCCCCATAGCCTACCCACCGGGTCAGATTCGGGAACATTTCCGTCCATTTGGTTAGGGTGCCAAAGCCTTCAGCCATGCTTGCCAGAACAGGATTGACTACGGGCAGGAGAGCGGAGCCAA